AGTAGCTAAGGTGGTAGTGGCTACAGCTGCAACAGCTGCATAGGTAGCAGTAGCTACGACTTCTGCACTAGGTAAGGGTAGATCTATTTTTACAACTGGTACTCGAAGAGTTGGTTGTTCAGTAGTTGCAGTTTCTGCCTCATCTGTTTCCTCTGGTACTTCCTCTAGTTCAACTCCAGCTGGAGCTTTTATATTACCTGGAGGTATAACAATAGGAGGGAAGACAGGCATTTCTGCTGATGGTTGCTTTAGAGGGATGCTAGGCATATCTAAAGCTTTGGGTAGTTTAGGGACTTCCACTATAAATTTAAGAGTAAGTAGATCCCTGAATAGTTATTTTTAATAGGGCAGTATTCTGTGCCCCTGCTGACGCGAATTTTAATCCAATTCTATCATAATTTGCTACATCTCTGTGAGCTATACTGCCACTATAGTCTGCAAGTCGTTGATTTGTTCCAGATGTATATCCACCACTAAAGTGACCTATAGTATGATAAGAAGTGCCCTGCCAATTAGCTATAAATATTTCACCAGTAAGTATTCCAGCCCCATAATCACCACCTGGATTCCCAAAGTTACTAGGCTGAGTATGAGGCCAATAACCTGCTTGACCACCAGCACTGCTTTGCTGCGAACTAGTTGTCTCAGATTGATAATTATCATCTTTCATCCCTGACGAAGTTCCAATGGTTATTCTAGGAAATGGGTTTGTCAAACTGTTTCCTGTAGCACTTACCATCATATAGATTCTTAACATGTCATAACCACCTAAACCAGTAATTGATTCTGAATCAGACGTACTATCAAATGTATAAGAGCCTTGATGTAAATTAGTCCAGAAGCCACCAGCATCTGCCCATGAAACAGCAGAACCACTACCACCAGAAGTTAATACCTGTCCTGATGTTCCATAGTTAGCACCAGCAATACCAATTTCATTATTTGGTGTGAATCGGAAAGTTTCACCACCACCATCATTTAAACTTAAATAACCTGAGTTTGCATAATTTAATTTAAAATTATCATCTGAATGGCTATAAATAATTGCACCAGCAGCAGTACTATTAGCATCACCAAATCTTAATTGAGTTTGTGATCCTGATAAGAATTGAATACCTGTGCTACTTGTTCCTTCAATAACTACATCGCAATTACCATTAGGAGTTGGTGCAGAACTTAATGCACCATCTTGAACATGAAATTTGAGACCAGGATTATTAAGTCCAACCCCAACCTTACCATCTGCTAAAACACGAAGCCTTTCTGTACCTTCAGTAGTTATCTTTACATGACCATCTGATCCTGTATCGACTGTTTCTACTGAAGTATCACCTTCAATTACTTTATCTGCGTCTGGAACAGTAACAGTAGCCCATGTCAACCCACCAGTATTACCTGATTGTTTCTGTAGGAACTGTCCATTAGTTCCAGCGTTACTTACCTTGAGTTTAGCCTCATCAGCGGTATCATCTTTGACACCGCCCGTACTTATTTTTGTTAATGCCATTTATCCTTTAATTAGTAGTTTAGTTGATGAAAGAGCTATACCCGCTTCTATACTTGGATTTGCAGGGGTGGTAGACAAAGATCCGTTATGTTGAACGTAGTATTTTTGTGCTGGTGTTAGTGATGATTGGGTCGTTGTATTCCCAACTACCTTGATTGTTGCTGTATCTCCGTCGGAATAACCAGCACTTGAGAAACCTATAAAATTACCGTTAGTTGCTGAAGTTGTATCATCGTAAGCAATATAAGTAACTGCTTCATAATCATTTGTACCAGTATCTATAACACATCCAACCATCATTTGCTTAAGATCTAAGGCAAACATCATATTAATCCCTTTGAATATATCATTATCTTTTAATAACACTCCATTTCCACTTTGTACCGTTACTGAATTACTTGCATCAACAGTGAAATATTTCAAATAACTCTTACCATCTGCGTCTAGTTTATAAGCAAAATAGTATCTACCTGTTTCCGTGTCTCTCGCAACCCAGCTTCCTTCACTACTTCCAACACGTCCTTCTGTGGGTGTAAGCTCATATGCACTACTTAAACTAATAGTTGCCGCTTCATCACCTGATGAAGTACTAAAAGTACCTAATTTTAATTTTAATTTACCTGAATCACTTCCATCTCTATAACAAATACCTAATGCATTACTTTCATCAATTGGTATAACAGTACCACCCCAAGCACTTGAATGTACAAGGGTAGAACCTTTTTGGTCATCATATTTACTACGATGCCAGTTCATATAAAGTTTGTCATCACTAGCTTTTGTCATCAGGTGAACTGATACTTCGTTATTGTGATCCCAGGCACTATTGAAATCACCCCAAGAGCTACTCGTCTGACTTCCAAGTTGATTGCCAGAGTTTATATTTGATATCGTATTGTCTGAATTAACTTTGAAGAACCCGAAATAAGGTCTCCGAGTACCAGAGGAGTAGTGATAACTATAGAAAATCTCCCTAGTAGCAGTTTGTCCTCCAGTAGTATATGCTCTAGCCATCGTCACTCTTTTATTACCACTATCGGCACTGCCAGCGATACTGTACTCAGATCCAACAGTTAAAGTACCGTTGCTATTTAATTGAATAGCTCTGCCTTTTATATTGGTACTACTGTGATACAGGATTACATGTCTTTTTGATTGAGGATCAAAGTATGCATTGAAATTTGAGCAGTCGAATCCTGTATCTATAACACTGCTCCAACTTATGCTAGCAGTAGAAGCTGAACCTGAAGGTGTACCGACTTTACATTCAAAATCTCCGCTAGCTTCGTCACGCCACCAAAAAATTATTTTTTTCTGTTCGGTGTCATACGTCCACCTTGATCTATGCCATTCCTCGTTTGGCTCTGTTGCGCCAAGTAAATTTTCTGTAGCTCCTGCTGTTACTGCTGCTACTGCTTGTACTTTACCGTCAGATTTTAAATTTACTGCTGCATTTGCTGCAATAGTTCCACTAGCTGTCGCTGTTATCTCTGGAGCTGCCGACAAAGCAGTGCCATTAACATTGATTGCACCCGTTACGTTTATCCCCGTTGTTGTCGTCTCAAGCTTCTTACTGTTGTCGTAAAAGAGTTGTACGGCTCCGTTAGCTGCTGTTTCTATTATCTGTTCATTACTAGCAGAACGTATTTGTACTGCATCACCTTTTAGGAATAAATTCTGTCCAGCAGTTACTTGTGAAACATAAGAATTAGTTCCATCATGGTAGATCTGGAGATCATCTCCTGTTCCTATCTGTATTTTAGAGTTATCATCTATATTAAAATCAGCACCATGCTTTAGTTCAACTGAGCCATCTCCACTTGGGTTAAGTTTAAAATAAATATTATTTGCACCTTCTTGCCATGACCAGCTTCCAGCCTGAATACCGCCACCTACGGCTGCGAATTGACCAGAGAAATCTGTCCACGCTCCATCTCCTCTTAAGTAATTGCTATTACTTGCTGTACCAGTTGTATTTAGTTTCGATAGGGCTATATCTGCTGTACTAGATATATCTCCATTAACAATACTTCCATCAATGATGTGACTTGAGTTAACTGAGTTAGCACTAGGTGTACCAATACTTACTGATGATCCTTGCGTGACGATAAAGAAATCAGAACCACTAGCAGGGGCGGTAGAAAAAATGATATCATTGCCATCAACTGCAAACCCTTCAGAGGGTTGGCTGGTTCCAGCATTAGGTTTCTGAATGACTCCATTAACACTAACTATTAATTGTTGAGCACCACCTGAAGCAGGTTGACTTAATGTAAATCTATAAGCACTACCGTTAAAAGTGGCACTACCACCTCCAGTACCAGAGGAACTAGAAAGAGTATTTATATAAAAGCTACCAACAGAAGCAACGTCATCCCACGCTGAACCGTTATACACCTTCATCTTGTTAGCGGCGGTATCAAAGTAAAGATCACCTTCATCGTTGTTAGATCCAGGTGCAGAACTTGCTATTCGATACCTGCTATTGAAATCATTGATGTCATCGCTTAACTGTTTAACGTCTGTTTCAGAAGCTAATAGTTTGTGGTATGTATAAGTATTAGCTGTAGAAGTAGATGTAACCAGTAGACCAACACCAGCTGCTAAGGTCTCACCATATAAAGAACTAGGGAAACCATTAATTGTAATTGTAGCAGGTGTTCCATCTGTAGTCCGTCCAGTTGTAGACACACCTGAACCATTAATTACGACACCAGCTGCGTTATTTATACTAACTACAACACCTGTAGCGGGTTGACTAGCTGTAGGAGGAAAACTCACCTCATCTGCTATTGACTTAAAACCACCAACAGCTGTAATAGAACTAGCAACGTGAGCAGCAATAACCTTAGATGAGGGTATTTCTGTATCACTTGTAGTAGTTAAAGTACCACTAGATGTTTTAAATGTCTTACCAGCTACTATATTCAACTCTGCAGTACTAGCAGTAACACCATCTAACTTATTAATTTCAGATGTATTAGCTGTAGCACCATCAAGTATATTAAGTTCTACAGGGGTAGATGTTAAACCATCTGTTTTGTTTAATTCGTTTGTAGTAGCTGTGACACCATCAAGAATGTTCAGCTCAGTAGTTGTAGCTGTGACACCATCAAGAATGTTTAATTCTGCTGTAGTAGCAGTAACACCATCAAGAGTGTTTATCTCTGCTGTTGTAGCGGTAACTCCATCTAGTTTATTTAACTCAGCAGTAGTTACAGTAGCACCATCTAATATCTGTACTTCAGCTTCCGTTAAATCAGCCAAGGCTGAAGCTGTAGTAGAACCCATTGTTGCAAGTTCTGTTAACTCAGCATCTAATGGTTGCTTTGCGTTTAGTTGAGTTTGAACATTAGATGTAACACCATCAACATAGTTAAGTTCAGCAGTAGTAGCTGTAACTCCATCTAATAGGTTTAATTCATCTGTACTGACTGTTGCTCCATCTAGTATTGCTAACTCTGTACTGGTTAAAGCTGCTAATTGAGTAGCAGCACCAGATTGCATATCTTTAAGAGTTGCAATATCAGCATCTAGATCAACTCTTATCTGTCCTGTGCCAGGGTTGTTATCAACAATAGTTACACCATCACCACCTGAGACATCAGTAGTTAAAGCTGTATCTATCTTAGTATCAACTCTTGCATCTATAGCTCCTGTAGTAGCAACTCTATTATTATTACTTACCCAAGTTTCTGTACTACTAATTGTTTCGTCACCATCTTGCCATGCAGCATCTGCATCACGTTTGGCTTCCTGTGTAACGTATAAGTTCTGTAAGAAGTTATCGTTTAAGTCTTCTGACTTGATTGCAGAACCTGCATAGAAGGTGGCAGATAGATTATCTGTTGCTGTATCACGATAAATCCTGATAGCATCATTGTTGGCAGGTGCAGTATTAAATTGTATTTCTGTAGCAGTGGGTGAACCAGCTGTAAAGTTGGTAACTACAGTACCATTGACACTTACTTTAATGTCTGTGGTCTTTAGATATGGGAATGTAAATGCGTAATTGGTTTTAGAACCATTACCTGTATGTAAATTTTCAGTTACTGCCATTGTATGTTTGTGTTAATTTTGAACGCCGTGCTTTAAGAATTGCCTTTTTTTATAATTTTTTCTAGATTGTGCTGCAGCTTCATGAATTTGATTTTTACTCATTAACAGTTTAGTCTTCTCAGATCCAAGACCTAAGATATCTAGATGTTTATATTTAGGATCTTCAGCTATCTTTCTTTCAGCTTTTTCTTTAGCATCATTTACTAAATTCTTAAGCTTTTTATAGATAGATAATTGATTTCTAAAGCGACCCACTTCTTCTTCAGATTTACCTGAATTAATATATTGCCTTAAATCGTTTAAATCACTATTATATACATCATTCTTTGACCACTTCTGTACTGTCTTCCAAAGCTGTTGTTCACCCATATAACGTCCAATAAGTTCACGTTCTTGTGGGCTATATTTTTCACCCAACGAACTTGTTTTTATTTCCGCTAAATCATTAAATCCACTATTAAGTAACCATAATCTCCAATCCTCATTACCACCATGTACCTTAACTGGATTGATAGCATTAAGTATTCTAAGAATAGGGTTATCTATTTCGTCAATCTCTTCACCAGTCCAGTGGTCAATCTTGGAATAACTCATGTCTTTAAAGACGGTATTATTCCTGACATATCCCCAGAAATCATTATAGATTTCCTTTTGTGCATTAGTAATAGCCTTAGCTACAACACCATGAGCACCTGACTGGAATGAAGCTGCTCTGATATTCTGTGCAAAGTAGCGTTTAAGTGCTCCTTCATCACCATTCTTAGCAGCAAGGATTGGTTCAATACCTGCAAGAGGACTTTGATTTATATAGGTAGAGGTTATTGTCCACATAGCTTTATCAATAAAGCTTTGAGTCATGTTTGCACCAAGAGCTGTTTGGTAATAAGCCATATCACCCATCAAGTTAAAGAACTGTTCAACTATGGGAACGCCTTTATAGCTAACCCATACGTTTCCTACTTTGATAGTGTTAGGTTTCCAACCTCTCTTCTTAAGCTTAATTAATTCATTATGATCTGCAGGTCCATTACCTCTAATGTTACCTCCCATTGAATACATCCAAGCGAAAGCTGTAGTACCAGCTCCCATCATTAGACGACCTTCATATTCATCTCTTAAGTTCTTATAGATAGCCATAGCATTAGGGGTTTCATCCCAGTTCTTAATGCCATGATGTTTCATAACCTCTTTGATCTTGTTGATATCATTACCAGCCATCAATAGATCTCCATACTTACCAACTCCAGGTATTGCTGAGATTGGTGTATAAGACAATGCCAGTTTGATCTGGTTCATGCTTGTTCTAGGGAACATCATGACAGTCTTTAAAGGAGGTATTTTGTTTAATGCTGGGTTAATGAACTTACTCATACCATCATCAAGGTTTAAAGCAATCTCACCTGATGCTGTTTTTGCAGCACCTTCAGTTAGAATACCTTGCTTATCAAACATCTTGCTATAGTTGAGATCTTCAGCTTCTTTTAGTTTGGTAGCAAAGAATTCTGGATCTGCTTGCTTACTATATCTACTAAATACTTCATCATATGCAGCTAATCTAGATTGGAAAGTAGCCATAAAGGTATCAGTGTAAGCATCAACCCCTGACATACCTGTAATACCAGTTCTAAACCAAGGCTGACGAGCTATCTTCCGTTGGAACTTAGCCCATCCATACATGAAATTCTTATAGTAGTTACCTTCTTCATACCAGCTATCACGAACATCATCTAGTATTTCCCAGGTGTTACTGTCTTGCATTACAAAGTCTTTACGAGCTGCCTTCATCATGAAGTCAGGATCTTGATGGACTTTTTTCATACGAGTAACAGCATGTTCCAAGGCTCTACTACCTGTTTCAAACATACTTCCATACATATAGAAGACACGTTCTAATGGTTCAATATCTTTTGTTAGAACTGATCTAAGTGTTGCACGGCTTAATGCTGATATAGGTTTACCAACCAACATTACACCATTACCTACAGCTGCTCTTCCTGCTGATAGACCTGATAACACATTGTTATAGGTAACAGCCCAAGCACCTTTAGCAAAGGCGTTCATCTGCCATCCACTAATACCTAACTGTTTAGCTTCTTTGCTATAAAGAAGACCAAGAGGGTTTAGGTGATACTTAGTGAATTTATTTAACTTATCAAGAGTATCTACTTTACCATCAGTGGCATCGTAAGCCTTCATTAAGGTACGCTTTAACTTTGGATTCTTTTGAGATGCTACTGATAATTGCTTCTCAAAAGCAGCCCAGTTCTCAGTTATTTCTTTTGATTTAGCTCCGAATTCCTCAAGAGTTAACTGTGCTACCTTGGCTGGTTCTTCTGAATTCCACAGTTCTTTTAACCATCTAAGGTTGTTTTTCTTTTCATTTTGCTGCCAACCAGCTACATACTTAGCAATACCATATTCATGCTCTAAGACACCCATCTTATCTACAATATTCTTGAAGACTTGATCATCATCTAAGAGATTACCAAATTGAGCAGGTGCTCCAGCTTTAGCTGATATCTCAGCACCAAGAGTATGCATAACTCTAGCTGATGACTCTGTTACTTCTCTACCTATATAGAGATTCATCAAGTCATTCAGTGCTGTTGCAGCAGCTCTAGCAGCTCCAGCATCATCTAAGTAAGTACCTTTTTTAAGATGCACTTTACCAAACTCATCTATTAAGTTCTTACTATCACGATACTTTGATTGAGTAAGTAGTTCTCTTAGCTCATCACCTGTACCAGCCTTCATGATCTTGTTATAGATCTCATAGACTCTATGGCTTATTTGACCACTATCTGTTCTAAATAAACCTTGTACCGCTTCATAAGCATCAGATTCTCTAACCTTTTGTGATATTGCAGCTACAACATGGCGTGACTTACCTAACTTCATGGCTTCTTCCATGGCAGGTGTGTATGGTCTTGTTGGAACTCCAAGATTATCTATAGCACCAGCTAGTTGTGAATCTACATCTACTGCATTTAAGACTGAGAAACCTGGAGGTGTGTTAGGTATTCCAGCTAGATTCCTTTCATCAGCTAGTTTTTGAGCAATATCAGGATCAAAGCTTTGGATCATTGGATCTTTAGCTATTTTCTTAAGTGCTCTTTGATCTCTATAGATTTGCCTTTCTTTTTGCCTAGTCTTTAACCATGACTCAGCAGGGTTTTGTGTTACTTCTGATGCTCCTGATTTAGTAGCTTGATCAAGTAATTGAGCTTTCTTCACCTCAAGTGCTTGGCTTTTAACAGCATCTGTTGAACCATTAATTGCAGTATCTAGATCTACAATTGCATTTCTAGTATCTGGTTCTAGGTTTTCAATAACTTGTCTAGCTTTCCAAGCTTTTGCCTTTCTTGACTTAGGAATTATTTTACTTAATATTGGTTTACCAGCATTAATAGCATATCCAATACCATCACCAAATCCCTGTAGTAGTCCCTCATCTAGACCAGCTAATAATCTATTGACGTATGGGTGTGTAGCGTCAGCATCAGCTAAATCAGCTATTGTTGGGAACCATCCTTCTGGACCAAACATCCAAGGCATAGCCTTAGATAATCTTGCAAAGTTATCAGGGTGTGTAATAAGCCTATTTTCAGGATTCTCACCATAATCACTTATAGTTCCTATAGCTCCATTGATAAGCATTTGACCACCTACCCATTGAGCTACACCATTGATACCAGTTAAGTTTCTAGCAGCATGGTATTTAGCATACGCACCACCTGTAACAATATCTAACTCCATCTCATGATGGAAGTCATTAATATTATCACCCCATTTATCAACGTCTTTCTCAAACTGAGTTCTTGAGTCAGGGTCAGTGATAATTTTAAACTTATTTAAAGTTTTATCTATATCTTTGACGGTTTCACTAGGTTGGTAATCATCAGGGGTTTCAGTTTCAACAGGAGTGCCTTCTTCTTTGGCAAGTCCCATTTCTTTTTTTTTCAACTCTTCTAGGAGTTGTCGTTTTTGTTCTTCGTCGTTTTCAATCATAGCTCATCCCTAAAGTTTAAATTTGTACCAACCTTCACCAGGCCAATATTTAAGACCATGACTTTCAGATTTTTCTTTTAAATAGTCACTAGAATTACCAAATGCCCAACAAAATTTACTATCAGTACTCCAAGAGATTTCATCTTTATTCATCATACCTTTAGATACAGTAATCATATTATTGATTTCATTTTGTAAACCTGGATCATATTGGAATCCAGAAACATTAGGATCACCTACTAATAAATTAGGGTCTGCTGGTTGTGAAGTTACTTGTTCAGCAACTGTATCAGACATAAACTGAGGTTCTCTTTTAGCTGTCTCTCTATATGAAAGTGTAAGTTGTTTTCTAGCAGTACTTAAAGTTTGTAGATTTTGAATAACATGTTTACCATATGGATCATTTGTATCTTTAAACCAAGTTTTAGTAAAGTCTTCAATGTCAAGATTTTGTTTCTCTAGTAAACCTTCACTCTCAGCTACCTTTATTTGAGCTTTGAATAAGTCTTGTACATTACCAAATAGTTTTGGATCTAAGCCTGAGATATCTCCTAAAAGTGCTGGGTATTCATAAGCATCACCTTTTCTTATTGCATTAGCTATCTCTTTTAACTGCTCTGGTTTGATAAAAAGCTTGGTATTTATTAGGTCTGGATCGTCATCTAACTGATCTATTACCTTAATACGTTCTGATCTATTTAATGTGGTGAAATCATTTTTTGATTTCTTAGCATGTTTTGAAGAACGTGGTGAAAAACTATCAAAGAATGCACCAGCATCTTCAGAACCATCATCTCCATATCCAATGACTTTAAAATCACCGTCACCATCTTTTATCTGAGTTATGATCTTATCATAAGATGCTTTGAAATCTCCAGTTTTTACAAGTTCCTCTCTAAACTGAGATTCTGCAGCATATAAAGCTGTTTCATAACTTTCATCTAAACCTTTATCTAAACTTTCACCTACTAAAGCTTTCCTTAATTCTTTCTTAAATCCAGGTAAAACTCTTTTATCTATATCAGCAGTTTCAAGTAATTTCTCACGTCTAGCAACTTCAGCTCTAATCTCAGGAGTTTTGAATTTATCAGGTACATTAGGATCTTCTAAGTCTTCAGTCGTTAGACGGTAATCCTTAAACAAGTCATTATAATATCTTGTATAGAAATCCCCATCACCTCGCTTTTGTACACTTTGATCTCCGTAATGACCATATCTCTCTTGAATATCAGAGGCGTTATGACCATCAGCTATCAGTTTATCAGTAACTTTCTTATAATTATTGTAATCATAATTATACTCAGTCTTAAAGTAGTTATCAGAATGTGCAAGTTGTTGATCCTTTAATGCTTGATCTGCATTTTGTTTAGTTTTATTAGCTTCTTCTCTAGCTGTTGCTCTTTTTTCTAAAAGACCTGGAAGAGCATTTTTGTAAAAGTCATTCTTTCCTTGTGCAGCTGTAAGACCTGCGATAATATGAGCATCACTTGGATACTTATTTATATCTTCTAATCTCTTAATAACATTATCTCTAGCTTGTGCTCTAGTTAATGGTATCCAGTTTGTATCATCAGATTTCTTTAATTCCTCAGCAAACAGTTGATTGATTGCTTGACCTGCTAATTCAGGATTAATAATCGGATCATTTAAAGTTGCTTGGACAACTAATGCTGCACCATCAGCTCTAGCATTTGCAGCGTTTATAGCAGCAATATTTTCAGCTTTATCAAATATTTTTCTCTTAGCTTCTGCCATTGTTGTATAGGCAGCACCAAGGAAATCAGAACTAAGACCCTGTAAATTATGAGCTTTTAAATATTCATGCTGGTAATCTGCAGCAAAAGCTTTCTGTGCAAGAGGATCTGTTATACCTCTAGCTTTTAACTGTTGTTCTAACGATGCACCAAAGTCATTAGCTGCAAGTTTTGCATAAGCTTTTAAACGTCCATAATCAGCTGCTTTGTTCTTATATCTAATATATTCAACTTCTTTCGGTAGATAACCCTGAGCTTGCATTTCATTAGCTACAGCTTCAAAGCCTTGGCCTTGTACCCAATTATAATCTTCAATTAGATCTAATCGTAATAGCTGTTCTTCACTTAATCCATGTTGTAGGAAGTGATCTTCAGCAGCTCTAGCTGTGGCATCCCAATCTTTTTTTTGAATATTCTGCCAATCTTTAAATGCTGTAGGTGCTAACTCAAATATCTTTTGTATAGTTTGATTTTCATTTCCTATTTCAGCTAGATTAGCTTTATGGTTTTGAATCTCAGTTTTTAAATTATTGTTGATAGCTTTCTCTTGCGTTGCAAAGATGCTCTCATCCATATTTATTTGTTTGAGATTCTGCGATTCAACTTGTTGAATACGTGTTATATTTGCTTCAGCTTCTCTGTCTCTTTCTTTGAGTTGTAATAACTCTTTCTCCATTTCTTTATCATCATCCGCAAACTTCTCTTTGAGGTTTGCTAAAAGATAACGAGCTTGAGGGATGTTACTATAACCTTTCCCCGTAGGGCCGACGAATTTAACTTTTCCCATTTGTTTTTATGCTCCAAATATCCCAGATGTGTTTTTGTTAAAGTCCCCCATAGAATAAGCTGAACCTCCAAAACCTTGTGTACTAGTAGCGTAGGTATTAAAACCTCCACTAGCAGCTGCAGTAGAAGTAGTAGTAGTATCAGTTATATTTCCAGCTGTACCTTGGTACATATTTGCATAAGCTGAGAATCCAGCTCCTGCAGCACTTGCTAAGACACTACCAAAACTAGGAACTTGTGTTGTAGCAACACCTTTAATTGGTTGTGGTCCAAAGTCAAAGTCCTCTAGTTCTCTAGGTAATTGATATTCAGCTAGTGGTGTTTTAAGTGGTTTAAGTGGTGCTATCCCTCTTGAGGGTTGTAGCATCCTACCTGCTTCTTGTTGTAGTAAGAAGTCATTTAACCTCATACGACTGTCTTTTCTTTGAGTTATGATATTTTCAACCATAATTGCTTGTTGTCTGCCTTGATCAAATAACTCAGATTGGGCAGCTTTGACAGTACTCTTACCAGTTTGAGATGTTACTGCTAATTCACCTTTTTTAATAATACTTTCAACAATATTCTCTTCATTTTCAAAGGCATACTGTTGTCTAGTTTGAAATTCTTCTTGTTGTTGTTGTCTTATACCAGACTCAATAGATCTATCAGTAAAGAAGTCTGACCTTCTTTTAAGTTCTAAATCGTTCTGATATTTAGCTTCTCTTATCTTTAAAGAATGTTGATAATTTCTTAAATTATTTTTATCTTTAAAATCAGCTAATGTTTTTTCGTTTTTTTGTTGGAGTTGTATACCTCTTATAATCTCATCACGTTGAGCTATAAGACGGTCTTTCTGCATCCCCCATAAAGGAAGATCATACTCCAAATATTTCTTCAGTAAAAATGCTTCCTCTGCCTTCCTTTGCTTGCTGGCTGATCTCCTACCAAATAAGCCGCCTAGAAAGTTAATACCTGCACTAACGGCTAAAGCGGTTCCTGGTTCCATATCTTAAGTCCTCCTATAAAATCTCGGTGAGTAGTTTCCTTCCCACATCATCGAGTTGAGAGAGACGGGAAATGGTGAGTCAGTAAAGACTCGTAAATTAAAATTAGCACTACGTTGATGTATTGGTATTGTAACAACTCTAGATTCATCTAAAGGTACATCATCTGCTAAATAAGTATTAGCTTCACTAGTAGGTTCTAATATATACCATTCATCTAGGTATATAACTAACTCATCTTCATTATATATAAATATATTATTAGATGCATTAGGTGGGGCAGTATTAAAACTAATATATTTACCACCAGCAAATACAAAATCAGTAGTTTCTACACCACCAACTTTAACTTTTATTTTATCTGTACTTTCAACATCAAAAGTATATTCAAATAATTTATTACTACCATTACCAGATAAAGTAGTTTGTTTAAGTAATGAATTACCTAATCTTATTTTTGTATCACTTTGGAAAGTAAAGTCAGTAATAGTTTTATTGTTTATTTTAACCTTAACTTGATTTCTATCAACATAACCAAGTTCAGGTTCAGACCACTCATAGTCAGTATAAACTTCATTACCACTACTATCTCTACAATTGTTTAGAAATAACTTATATGATTTACTCGCTGCAAATCTTCCAGTTGCATTAAGTTTAAAACCCATTACTCCTGATAATCCTACATCAAACTTACATCTAGCAATTGTTAAATTAGCTGAAAAGTCTTTTCTCTTACCTTCTCCAGTTAAGTCATAATACAATTGAGGTAAGTGTAAATCAAAATCATAAGCATAACCTACATATACGTTACTAGCAACACTTGAAAGGTTCTGACCCTCAACTATAAAATAAGTACCTCCTGAATCAGCTTCTGCATTAACTGTATAACCTGAGTTATTAAAAGTACCAGCAGCAGTAGTACCAGCTACTATAACTACATTCTTTTTATCTGCTAAATGTGCATATGGTATGTAACACTTAGATAAATCATTAGTTACATCATAGCTAACTGATGTTGCTTGTGCATATAAATCAATACAAGGGTTAATCTTTTGACCTTGTGCGTTAGTTATAATTGCTACCTCTGGACTCTGAGTTAGGTTTGCTTTAGATATGGTGTATTGATTACCTTGCTTAGTAACACAGAACATATCATCCTGATCAACAGCCATTGTCTTAACTGTTCCAGGTAATTGCCATTTAAACCAAGATTCCATAACTTGTTCCCTACCATCTGAATAGGTTTTATAGAAATAAATCTCATTACTACCCTGTGCAGACATAGCAATAAATTCATTCTGAACACTAGCTACAAGAGTATCTACATCAATTGTTATCCACTCATTAACTACACGACCTATGTCAAGGATATCTGGACTCTCACCTAAACCTTTGGTTTGCATAGCAAAGACTCTTACAAAGTTGGGAGTTTTACTAATGAAGTTTAAATGAGTACCAATATCAATAGGATGAACTTTATCGCTCATCTCCATATTTGCTATTGGTCGGATCTTTGTAGTCTGTGGTGTTAATGGTCCGTTCTCTGATAATATAAGAAATTGTTGACTTTTACTAAATAAAACTAAACCCTGTCTAGCTGGTATAATACCATGTAATTTAGTTGGTCTTACTGATGCACAGTTAAGATCTATAGGATCACCCATTGTATGAGTTCTAGCTGATACTGCATATAACTCATAAGGTTCTTTAGCTCTACTAAGTATAACATTATCTTCTGATAAAAAACCAAGTCTATCATCATGGAAGAATGTCTTCTTAATTGTCTTACCAACAAAGCTAGGATGACCATTTGTTAAATCATCTCCTACTAACCTATCTCCCCATTCAATAGCTTCAAATGTAAATGCATTAGTGCCTGTATTTAATAACCTATGAGGCATGGTTGAGATTGTCAAACCTGGAGACTGGTCTAAACCTAGTCCTTCTTTCCAATAACCAGAACCAGCTGCTTCATTATCAGCTACGAATTTAGCGTAGTAGTTATCTTCATCATATACACGAGAATTGACAATAGTAACTGTATGGTTATGGAATGAATTAGGAGGTAGCCAAGATTCATTAGAAGCCCAGTCTTGAAAGACAACTAATCGTTTGTTATCTGCTCCACCTTTTGCTTCAAGAGTAAATGGTGTTCTAGTATCTGTACCACCTACATCTAGAACGTAATCTAATTGTAGAGATGTACCGTATTTGGTACAAGTCATACCAGTAATACTTTTACCATCAATTGCAGCTTTAATTTTATCTAATACATCTTCATACTTATCATCTGAATCTGATGTAGCTGTAGCTACTTGTACAGAACTCTTTTCAGCAAGTATAGCTGTACCGCCTAACTTAACTTCCCAAGTCTGACTTAACATATCAAGAGCATCACCACTTAACAAAAGTGTTCCTCTACTTGCTGCTACAAAATCTGTAGGTGCAGGTTGTGTAGTAATGACTTTTATATTATTACTAATAATAGTAGTAGATTGAACTGTTGTTACATCATAATCAGTTGCAACACCATTAAGATATGCTGAAGCAGATTCATTAATAAAATAATCCCATTTAGCTGAGTTGTCTGCTATTGCTGAGCCAGTACCTGTTGGACCTCCTGACCCTGCAGATGTACCAGCTGTGCTACATTTATATATTTTACCACTGTCATTCTTTACTTTATCTCCTACAGCATAAGCTGTACTAGCAGCCCAGTTAGGAGCATCAAGAGTTACTGTACAAGCGGCTCCAGTTTCTGCATTCCATACATATACACTACCATTTGTACCACCTACTTTAGGTGTAATACATCCCATGTATTTAGTAGTTGCATCTCTATTAACGTAGAACCACTTAGCATTATCTAACTGAGTTCCACTGAAATCAGCACCACCTGTAGTTTTTAATTTAGATATAAACTTAAAACCAGGACGTTTAGTCATACCTAATGTTACATCAGCTAGACCGTTTATACATTCTTTGACCTGACCTGGAAGTTTTTTACTATCTGGTTGTTTTGAAACACCACTCAGATAGTTTGATACTCGTTGTGTTATTGCAGCCATTATCTTTGAAGTGCTCTATAAGGTTCGTAGCTTACATATGGATCAGAACCAGATGGCTTACCAAAGTATGAATAATCACCTTGATTAGTTTCATACTCTACAGCCATAGCTCTCATATATGCTTCTTTTTGTTGGAGCATTTGATACTGATCGTTATCTCCAACTATACGACTAGAAGTTACGGTGGCTGCTCTAGCTGTAATGTAATCTTGAATAGGACGTGGTAGATCAACCCAGTCAAATAGCCATAGTATATCGCAATCTACTGGTTCCTCCCATTCAAATGTGTGGTTTTCTTTATCATATAATTTTCCATTTCGTCTGACAGCTTCTTTGTTAGAAGCATTTGCTTTACTTAAATCTATCTGTAAAATATTATTTGTAATAACAATATGTTTAGTACCTGTCTCAGGTGTCATTTCTTTATGGGCTTCTTTGTTAAAAGTCCATCCTTCACTCTGTACCTCTCTAGATACTTCTAGAAGGGTCTGGTATGCAATCGCAACGTCTGGGTTGGTTTCATCCAAAGTGGTGACTGGAGCCTGACCACAAGCCATGAGGATTTGATTTATAGCGGGTAATTCTTGAGCAGCATTAGTGGTAGGAAAAGCCATAGGTATAAATATTTGTGAATAAAAAAAAGGGAGCCGTAATGACTCCCCTTGTATGAATAATTAGAATGCAGCGTTACCTGATGAACCAACTGCAGCACCTGCAATAAGTTCAACACATGCGGCTGGATTGACATAATCTGCCCCGAG